CACACCTTTAAGCACACCGACCGAGGCAAAGAGAAAGCCCGTGAGCATAGGCTTTATTACCTGCTCCATGATGAACCTAACCCTGAGATGACTTCATTCGTGTTCCGAGAGACACTGATGGGTCATCTTTTACTTTGGGGGAACGCCTATGCCCAGATCATCCGTGATGGCCGGGGAAATGTGCTGGCCCTTTATCCGTTGTTACCTGACAAAATGATGGTGGATAGGACTTCAACCGGAGAGCTTTACTACGAGTACCAGAAAGACACAGGGTCAGTTGTTTTAAGAGCGGATGAAGTGTTCCACATTCCCGGCCTTGGCTTTGATGGCTTGGTAGGTCATTCGCCGATTGCTATGGCAAAAAATGCGATTGGAATGGCGATTGCGACCGAGGAGTATGGGGCAAAATTTTTCGCCAATGGTGCCAACCCCGGAGGAGTCTTAGAGCACCCAGGCATTGTAAAGGATCCAAAAAGGGTGAGGGACAGTTGGAACGCTGTCTATCAAGGAAGCGCCAATGCCCACCGCATCGCTGTCCTTGAGGAAGGCATGAAATTTCAACCCATTGGGATTCCGCCTGAGCAAGCCCAATTTATCGCTACCCGCAAGTTTCAACTTAACGAGATTGCAAGAATCTTTAGGATCCCACCGCACATGATCGGGGATTTGGAGAAGTCGAGTTTCTCAAACATTGAACAGCAGAGCTTAGAGTTTGTGAAATACACACTTGATCCCTGGGTTGTAAGGTGGGAGCAGGCTATTCAGCGCGCTCTCTTTAGTGAAGATGAAAAGCGCCAGTATTTCGTTAGGTTCAATGTGGACGGGCTCCTTCGGGGAGATTATCTCAGTCGGATGAATGGCTACAGCATCGGGGTTCAAAACGGATTCCTTAGCCCCAACTGTGTACGGGAGCTAGAGAACATGAACTTAATTCCTGAGGAAGAAGGGGGGAATGCCTTTATGGTCAATGGCAATATGCTTAAGCTCGAAGATGTCGGAGCCTATGCGAAGAAGGGAGGAGCGTGATACTTTGAAATTCTGGAACTGGATAGATAACAAGGGAGAAAGGACGCTTTATCTGGATGGGGCCATCGCTGAAGAATCGTGGTTTGGCGATGAGATAACGCCCAAGCTGTTTAAGGATGAACTCCTAAATGGCACGGGCGATATCACCGTTTGGCTCAACTCGCCGGGCGGAGATGTGTTTGCAGCCAGTCAAATCTACAACATGCTGATGGACTATAAAGGTAAAGTGACGGTAAAGATTGATGGGATTGCAGCAAGTGCTGCCTCTGTGATTGCCATGGCAGGCAGCGAGGTTTTAATGTCACCTGTTTCCATGATGATGATCCACAATCCCATGACGATCGCCTTTGGCGATTCAACTGAAATGGGCCGGGCCATTACCATGCTTGATGAAGTAAAGGAGAGCATCATTAACGCTTATGAGCTCAAGACGGGGTTAGCACGCTCTGAACTAGCCAAACTGATGAATGAAGAAAGCTGGTTTAATGCCAAGAAAGCAATCGAGCTGGGCTTTGCCGATGCCATTATGTTTACATCTGAAAAAGCAGATTTTCCGAAAACGGAAGGTCTGCTTTTTAGCAAGATGGTGGCTGTCAATTCGTTTTTAGGTAAATTGCCTCGGGAAGAAAAGCCCGGGGGGGTACATGTTTCGATTCTGGACAAGAGACTGGATCTCTTAAAACACCAAGGGGGTATGTAAAATGATTTTAGAACTTAGAGAAAGACGAGCGAAAGCCTGGGCCGATGCCAAGGCTTTCTTAGACTCCAAAAGGGGCGATGATAGCCTGATCTCCGCAGAGGATACGGCTATCTATGACAAGATGGAAGCCGAAGTAGTTAATCTTGGTCGGGAGATTGAAAGGTTAGAGCGGCAAGCCGCAATCGAGCTTGAGCTTTCTAAACCTGTTAACGCTCCAATCACTTCTAAGCCTTCTTCGGGAGGCGAGGAAAAGATGGGTAGAGCCTCGGCTGAGTACACCGAAGCCTTCTGGAAGGCTATGCGCAGCAAGAACGCTTGGGGTGTGCAAAACGCCCTCCAAGTTGGCGAGAACAGCGAAGGCGGCTATTTGGTACCTGATGAGTTTGAGCGTACTCTAATTGAAGCCTTAGAGGAAGAAAACGTCTTTCGCACTTTGGCCCATGTGATCACTACCTCTTCTGGGGATCGGAAGATTCCTGTAGTGGCCACCAAAGGAACGGCATCTTGGGTGGATGAAGAGGATCCAATTCCCGATACTGATGATGCCTTTGCGCAAGTATCAATCGGAGCCTATAAGCTCGGTACCATGATTAAAGTCTCCGAAGAGCTCTTAAACGATAGTGCCTTTAACCTGCAAACCTACATTGCAAAGGAGTTTGCCCGTAGAATTGGGGCCAAGGAAGAAGAGGCGTTCTTCGTGGGAGATGGTGAAGGTAAACCGACTGGTATTTTCCACGCCACGGCCGGAGGTCAGCTTGGGGCCACAGCCGCAAGTGCGACAGCAATTACTGCGGATGAGCTTTTGGATTTGTTCTATTCCTTAAAAGCTCCTTACCGTAAAAAGGCTTCTTTTGTAATGAATGATGCAACGGTCAAAGCGATTAGAAAACTTAAGGATGGCTCTGGTCAATACCTCTGGCAGCCTTCGATTACAGCAGGGCAACCTGACACCATTTTGAACAGACCTGTGAAGACTTCGGCCTATGTCCCGACGATTGCGTCTGCAGCTAAGATTGTTGCTTTTGGTGACTTCGGCTACTACTGGATTGCCGACCGTCAAGGACGGGTGTTCCAAAGACTCAATGAACTTTACGCAGCCACGGGGCAGGTTGGTTTTAAAGCTACACAGCGGGTGGATGGAAAACTGATCCTTGCTGAATCCATTAAAATTCTGCAAATGAAAGCGTAGGTGAAGTACATGAGTAACGTTAAAAACTACAAGGAACAAGGCGGAGATAGGTGGGTCGTTGGCGGAAGCCTAGAGGTTTTGGAGGGTGCAAATTTCACCCTCCAAGGGTCCGAATGTGAACCTATCGAAGGGCAAGTAGATAGCAACGCCACAACGATTGCGGATCTAAAGAAGGATTTCAATGACCTACTTGCAGTCCTCTACGCTACAGGTCTTATAGTAGCAGACAAGGCAGATTTTCTTGAGGCAATTGCATCGGCGCAGGTACTTTTGGATGAAGCCGAGGTGGGAGAAGAAGAAGGGCAGTACCCCGAGGCGGCATACAACTCATTTGCGGCTGCGATTTTGGCTGCAGAGGGTGTAGCCAACAAGAAAAAGCCTCGTCAAAGCGAGATGAACACAGCGAAGACAACCCTGCTTGCAGCTGTGTCTACGTTTGAAGCTACGGTAATTACAGAGTAAGGGGGGGAGCGCATTGACAGTAACGCTGGAGCAGGCAAAGTTGTATTTGAGGATCGATGGCGATGAGGAGGATGCGCTCATCGCCTCGTTTTTGGAAACAGCAAGCCAGCTTTGCGAGGGTGTGCTTCGTATGAGTTTGAATGAGTTTGATGACATTCCCAAATCAGTAAATCAAGCCGTCCTTTTTGTCACGGCAAACCTCTATGAGCATAGGGAGAACCTTGACATGAAGCTGGTTGAGGATGTTGTAAAGAGACTTTTATCGAATCATCGTTTGGAGGGTTGGTGATACTCTTGGAGATCGGAGAATTTAGACATCGCATAACGATTTTGAAGGAAGAAATAGGTCAAAATGATTTAGGGGATCCGATCCGGGTTATAGTAGAGGTTTCTACAATGTGGGCAAAAGTCTCCAATGTTTACGGGAAAGAATACTTTGCTGCTGCAACAGTTGCCTTGGAGAAGATGGTTGTTTTCACCACTCGCTATATAGCTGGGCTAAACGAGAAGATGTTTATTCGATTCCAAGGTAAAGATTACAACATCCAGTTTGTCGATAATATCAAGTACCGGAACAAGTATTTAGAGATAAAGGCTTTACTTAGAGAAGTTGGGTCAAGTTAAGTTATTTTGTATGGAGGTGTAGAAATGTTCGTCAATGTTATTCAGTTGTTCTTGCCTTTGTTTGGACTTGCAGTAAGTGCCGCCATAGCTTTTGGAGCCAGTTATCTACGTCAGCGGACAAAAAACGAAATTTTTGGTAGAGCAGTGACGGCAGTAGAAAATGTGGTGCGAGCTACAGTCCTTGAGGCTCAACAAACGATGGTGGATGAGCTAAAGGAAAAAGGAAACGGTAAACTAACTGATGGGGAACAGCTACAGGTAAAAAACGAGGTTCTCAAAGCTGTCAGGTCAAGACTCTCTGAGGAAACCTTGAGGGAGTTGCAGGGTGTTACTGCTGATGTAGAAGGATACCTCTCAAGCTTGATTGAGGCGTATGTGTATAGAAATAAGATGCTGCCAGTGGGAAAGTCTTGAAACCCTCTATCTCGCTTG